GTGAATGGAAAGGCTGCTCCACCTGATCCTGTATCTATTATTATAGAAAAAGTAGAAGAATCACCTTTTGTAAAGGTAACTGTATTTCCTGTTGCTGAAGCTGAGTTGATTAAACTACCTGTATCGGTAGAACCACCACTTGCTGATGGTAGGGTAACTGTATTACCGTTTAATATTGAAAGTTCGTAACCGTCTAATGATAAAGTTTGGTTTGCACCAGAGACACCAGTAACCACCTCTCCGTTAACGAGAAGAGATCCTGATACTTCTAATGAACCTGTTAGAAGTCCGTAAGACCCTAAGTTTGGGTCAATTTGTTTCCACTTTATTAAAGCCATCTACTTACTAGTCTGCAAATTTACCACTAATCATAAACTCATCATCTGATTCTACGATATAATTTAATCCTCCGTTCAGTGTAACTAAGACATTACTGCCTGATTGTGCAACAGAATCGAGTACATCATTTTCTACTACGACTCCATTAATAAATAGGTTAAAGTCCTTTGTACTTAAAGCAGGAAAACCAGCTGGTGGTGTTGCTAAAGTGAGAGATTCCCAATCAAGGGATGCACTTACTCCTACTGCTGCTGAAGTAACCGTTACTGTCTTTTGATTGCTTGAGAATACTTTATTTAATGCTAAATAAGCTTTTTGTTCTGCTGTCATCGATTCTTCTATATTTATTGTGTTAATTTTAGATGCTGCCTGGTCATAAAACCTGATAGATCTAGAATTTACTCTTGTATTTGAATATTTTGCCATTATTCTGGTAAATTATTAATGTCTACTACTGTTTCTACTCCAAATAAAACCGATGCTTTGTTAAAGAACTTAGCATTACCTTGTGGAAGTGTGTTTTCTGCATTAGGAACTACATGTCCCAATAGCTTAATACTAAAATTAGTCTTTACACTTCTATCTTGCCCTTGAACAAGTTCAGTTATTGTTGTATAATCATCAATCATAGCTCTAAAGTTAAACTTATCTGGATCTCCCCAGTAAGCATCTGAAGCATAATTAATACTCTCTACTAAACCGTTCATTTGTTCTACATACTCTGTAAATATTGTACATGAATACGTTATATTTAAATAGTCTGGTATGACTACTCCTTGATACTCTTTTGCAATAGACCTAGTTAGAAGAGCTGAGAATCTATCGTATTGATTCTTCTTTGACCACTTCTTTTCAAACACTCCAAACTGTGTTGGATTATTTGCATCCATCTTATTTCCAAGGTTTCTATTCTTTTCTATACTATCCCTCTTAAAAAATATTAACGGTACTTGTATTTTACCGTTTCTATCTCTATAAAATCCATCTTTCTGTACTGCTGCCCATCTTTCTGGTGAACCATATAGTACGGGTACTACCTTTTTAGTCCCATTCTGTATAACAGATGGTTTAATTACACTATTAAAATAATAAAATATCGCTTCATCTATATCTCTAAGACCAATAGCAAACTTTTTTACCTTATCATTCTTTACAGAACGTTGGTATTCACGTTTGAGCTTATCATCTACCTCGGTTTTCTTACCTTCATACCTTTCTACTTTGTAGGTCTGAATAGAATCCTGTGATAGTTCTCTTTGAGATTTAGGATTTACGTTATTATCTGCCATATCTACGAGTTACGTGTGCTCTATATTGTCTTTTAAATTGTGAGAATACTTGAAATAACTTTTCAAGCTTTTCATCTGTTGGATATTTTCTTAATATCTTTTTAAAGTCCTGATAGGCGTCTTCTAGGTTATCATCTACACCTTTTAATGGTGTATATTCAACATCCCATGTCATTTGACCTGTGACCGGGTGTGGACCGCTAACTTTTTTTGTTGTAAAGTCAGGATTTTCTTCTTTTAGTATATCTTTTATTTTCATATTTTAAAATTCTGATAGGGTATTAGTAATACCAGTACGTTCTCTTCTTGTTTGATGACAATCTACTATAATAGATAGTGAAGATCCAAATCTTGAACCGTATTGATTTAAGTTATATGACTTATCTCTACCTACAAACAGTTGATTTTCTCTAACTGTATCTACTTCATAGTAATCTTCATGCCACACTAGTATGTCTCCTACTTCTGCCACTACTTGTACATCTTCTAAATCTTGTCTAATGAAAGCAAATGATGCTTCTCTGTTTAAATCAGGTCCAAAATCATCAGACGTTATAACTTGATCGCCTCTAGTTATTAAACAATTAAGTTTAAGAGGTTCTAACCAGTTTTTTGTTAGAGATTCTCCGTATAAGTTAGATAAAGTATCTTCTAAACTTAACTTATAGTATAGTACCTCCTGTTCTACTACATCTTTTAACAGTTCTCTGTTAATATTAACCAGTAAGTCGAAATCTCTATTACTTCCAAATAACATTATATCTTCGCTATTGTTTTATCCGCTACTTTAACTCCTACTATTGTAGAGTATTTACTCATAGCATTGTTTTTTAATGCATCAAATGCTTCTTGCCCAGATTTCTGTGATATTAGTTTAACTTTAAACACTTGTCTACCTTTACCTAGGTCAGTAGTTAGTGTAACTGTAGTTACTCCTGGTAGAGCTCTTACTAATTCACCTATTTTAGCGGTATTATCGTCTTTATAAACGATTTTTACCATACCTTCGTAGGTTTTAAACTCTATCTCACTTAATAACTGTAATAATTTCATTATCCTATATAAATTGTCATAGGTACATCACCTAAAGTCTTTCTTAGGTTATCTCCTTCATTAGCTTTCCTTTCTAATTGTGCCTGTCTTGATGTTTGTTCAAGCATATCTCTTAAATTAGTTATTAAAGCTTCTTTTTCTGCTCTAGCATCAGTTAATAAGTCAGCTTGATTTAAGGTAGCCTCCGATCCAGGTACTGGAACTGATTGATATTTACCTCTAACATATGCTAATAGCTCTTTTGCTAGTGCTAATGTGTATTTAAACACCCATTGTCTACCTACACTGTTAATTAAAGAGTAGTTAGGGTTTTCATATGGTACATCTGCTACTGTTTTTACTAATCCATCACCGTTTTTATAGACACTGTCCCTTTTATCACTAACTTTATAGTATTCAAACCTTAAATTAGAGGATTTTTTAGGTATAGGGAAGATAGTTAACTGATTATTCACTAATTGGAAAGAATATGACGATCTTCTTATCTGATCGTTGAATTCTATTGCTTGTACCTTGAGTATATCGAAAGAAGTAGGCATTAATAAGAAGTTTACCCCTGGACTAAACGATCCAAAGTCAAAAGCATCCATTAACGACTGTACTCCTGTACCAGTCCCTGCATATGGGTCAAAGAAACGTAGGATAGCTGGTGGTGCTTCGTAAAATATACGTCTAATCTCTATTCCACCGGTAATACTGTTATCTGTAGCCCATTGATCTAAGTCATACTCCTGTATTGATGATGTTAAGGCTAATGAACCTGTATATCTTGTGGTAGTTCCACCTACTTCCGCTTCAGTACCGTAATTTTTTGATATATTTATCGATCTATCTAGTGTTGGATCAATTAGCATGTTGTTTGCACTACTTCCAGTAGTAGATCCTTCTAATGATAGGTAATTTTCTCTTATTTTATATTGGAATACTTCATTCCCGTACGTTGTTACAGCTTCTTCAAAACAAGCGTAAAAAGAACCACTGTTTAGTTCAACATCCATTAAAGGAAATCCTAATCTTGTACCACAAAAGCTAGCTACCTTATCGGCATCAGTTTGAAAGTCGGTATCTGTATCATAAAATCCAAATGGAGTAGAGCCAGTCGCAAAGGTAGAACTGCCATTCCATGTTACTATATTCGCCATCTATTACAATTTAATATAAATAGTATAAAAAAAAGAGGCCCGAAGGCCTCTCTTAATATTAATTCTAATAGGTTAAACTATTATATCTGAGATAAATCAGAAATAAAGATTTTACCGTAGAATTCTGGTCTGATCATCTTCTTAGCGTATCTTGTCATAAGACCTTTTCTTGGAGTGAAAGTCTCTGGGTCATACACTAGAGGTGTCATCATTAATGGTACGTAAGGTGCATATACAGCTCCTGTTTCAAGGAATTGACTTCCTCTATATCCCATTAACATTGTGTTCTCAGTCATATATGGATTCTTGTATACTTTGAATCTGTTCGCTAACGAACCTACTCTCTGTACACCCATGTTGAACTCTTCTGCATTACCATCAGTGTTAGCAGCGTATCCTGGGATACTTTCTAATACTGTAGCAACTGTTGGAGAACAAACTACGAAGTTTGCACCACCTCTTAGAGTTTTTTGGTGAATCTTGTTAGATACTTTTTGAATCTTAGTACCTAATGTTTGGAACCACTGTCCTTGTGTGTTGTAGAAATCAGAAGTACCAGTAGTCCAGTTTGAACCATCCCATACTTTGTTGTTTTCTGCACTCCAGTGATCTGTAGTTCTTGCATCTTGAATAAGCATATCTAGGATCTCTAGGTCAATCTCCATAGAGATGTATTCGCTTAATAAAGAAGTTAACTCAGCCTCAGCATCAATACTGTGGTATGCGTTAAGATCTTGTGCGAATTCTGGAGTCCATTGTGCTTTCAGTTTTCTTGTTTTGGCAACAATCGCCTCAGAAGCTAACTGAACGTCAATTTCTGGTATAGTGATTGATGTATCAACAGCAGCACCTGATGCAGCTTCAAAGTCTCCTCTGTCGTTGTCAACTGGCTGTTTGTGGAAAAGAACTTTTACGTCTGTAGAGTTAGTAACTGTACCGTCTGCTACTACGAATTCAATGTTCGATCCATTAATTTTAGTATATTGTCTCTCTACTGCGATATCAGTTGAACCTGTTTGTAAAGAGAATGCTCTAATTCCTAGAGTATCATAGCCAGATAAACCAGCTGTTGGTAAACTTACAGTATCAAAGTTTGCAATGTCTACGTCAACATCGTAATATACAGATGCTGAAGATGCGTTAGCTACAGTTGCAGTACCGATTGATCCTGTTGAGTTAATAGAGTACCCGAATTGACCAGCGCCATAAAGACCACCTGAAGGATCAGTATCAGCTGCTAATTTAGAATTAGCTGTAGATACGTTACCGTACATGTTATCTCCGTCTGCTCTTCCGTTAGTACCTGTACCATATTTAAAGTCTAGGTAAAACACAAGACCTGATGGTAAGTTCATTGGCTGAACTGATACAAAGTCTTGAGCTACGATTTGTGCGAAAACTTTTCTAACTAAAGGTAATGCAACACCTGCCCACGCTTCACCGTCTCCGGCTGTGAATGAACCTCCACCAACGTTAGTAGCGTTAGCTTCTGATACGATCTGCTTAGCTTGGTTTTCAAGAATCATTGCCATGTTACCAGCAACTCTTTCGTCTTGGATACCTTCTAATAGACCTGAAGCTGACCACTTATCTGCTAACTTTGCAGAATCGGCTTGCATGCTCTTATAGTTATTCGAGCTTTCAAGTAAATTTTTTACTTCCATGATTAATTTTATTATTTAAATTATTATTTAATTATTCCTGCTAATTTTTGCATTCTTTGTGCAGCTTCTGATAATACAATCTCTTCTGGTTTAGAAGCAGTTGTACCAGTTGCTTTACTAGCCATGCCTTTAATCTTAGCTTCCGAAACATTTTCTTTTTTAACATCTACGATGTTGTCCGAAACAGTTTCAAATACTAGTTTAACTTCTTTTACTGTCTCCGCTTTATCGAATGCAGCAATAATGTTAACTTTTTGTGATTCAGAAAGGTTGTTAGATTTGAAGATTTTATTAACATAAAGTAATTTAGAGTTAAGAATGTTAACCTCGTTTAACTCTGATTTAAGAGTTTCGATAGTTTCCATAGCTTGATCTAAATCTGATTTGTCATCTGTAGATTCCTCATTAACAACTTTGTTAATTTTAGTACCTTCAGCTGAATGATCAGCAGACTCTTGGTTAGCTGTTGACTTTGCAGTCACATCTTCTTCAACAGTCTCGTCTTTTTTGTCTTCACCTTCTTCCACTGTCTCTTCGTCTTTCTTGTCCTTACCTTCTTCTACTTCAGTAGCTTCTAGTTCAGCAAGTAATTCGTCAAGATCAATTTCTTCTTCGTCTCCTTCTGGAGCGTCTATAGCTGGTTCCTCTAAATCAGCATCTAATTCATCTCCCATTCCTTCGATGTCACCAGCGTCCATATCGTCAGCAGCAGCGTCTCCGCCTACTTCTTGAGCAATAATGTCTCTGATCATATCTTTAAATTGGTCAACAGATAAGTTACTAATATCTTCGTCACCATCTACTGGCTCAACATCGTGTTCAGCTTCGTCTTCAGATTCTTCTGAATCATCCTCAGCTTCTGTGTCGTCAGCAGCTTCTACTGGTTCTACCTCTGAAAGGTCTTCCTCTACTTCTTCGTGAGTACCACAGCTTCCTTCATGTGTTTGACCACATTTAGCACAAGCTTCAGTTACCTCCTCGATCGCTTCGTCAGTTGATTCGTCAATTGACTCTTCAACTTTATCTTCAGCAGATTCTTTTACTTCTTCTTCAGACTCGTTTACTACTTCTTCTACTTCTTCAGACTTAGAGTCCATTTCTTGTAGTTTAGCAGCTAACATGTCTTTTAGATGAGGTGTTAAAGTCTCTTCTAAAGCTTCCTTAGCGTTAGCAATAGCGGCTTCTCTTACAGATTTAGCTTCAGCAATAGCTTGCTTGAATAAATCTTTGTTTGCCATTATAAATGAAAATTTGATTTCTGTAGTTATTGAAAAAAACTACAATGTTATTTTTAATGTAAGTTGATACAATATATTAATTGTATATTCTTATATAAATATATAACGTTTCTGGAAAATTGACTAGGACCTTAAAATATCGTTTATTATAGCGTCTATGCTAGAATATTTACTTACTTTAATTTTTCCTTCTTGAAGTGCGACTGGGTTCATAAATGCCCCATGTGTAGACGGATTAGATACAAAATCCCAGCATACTAATTCAAAGTCTGGTTGAACTTCTAATGTTCCTTCATTTGTTTGATTAACTGAACCTGTACCTCTAGATGAGATACCTATTGTATGACCAGCTCTTATAATTTCTTTTACTATATTACCTGCCGGTGTGTTAAGTAGTTCTACTTTACCCATTAGGTCGTTTCCTTTCCAATATAGCTCTTTTACTATATGGGATGCATTTTTTAGTGATACTACAGGAGATTCAGGGTGATCTAATTCACCAAAAGCATTTCCTCTTTTAACAAATTCATCTACATATTTTTTAGCCTCTCTTTCAAGAATAGCTTTTGAATATACTCTACCGTTTTGATTCTCCGAAGTCGCTCTTTGCATTACACCTTCTACCTCAAATGTTCCAGGTTTAGTCTTAGATTCTTTTAAAACAGATTTAAATGGTGTTACGTCTACTAATAATTGTGCCATGTTATTTTTTTTCTTCGTTTATACCGAAAACTGTCTGCTTAGGTTGCTCCTGTACTGCTGGTTCTTGTGGTTTAAATATAGAAGTTTTAGGTAACTCTATATTTTTCATATAACCACCTTTCATTACAGGTCCCATATCTTTTTTAAATGCACTCATAATAGTTGGTGCTAAAAATGCTCCAACTTTTAATCCATCTTCGTTTTCGATATCTCCTGTTTTATTAAATACACTTTGTAGTTTTTCCTGCATTCTGTCATTAAATGATTCAATCTCAGTAACAAGGTTCTGTAAATCTATTACCGCTGTCTTAAATCCTTTTAGTCCATCATACTGATCAGATAAAGAAGCTAATCCCATTGTAGCTGCTTCGTTTAATGCCTGGTCATTTAAAGTTTTCTTAATAATAGATTTTATAGCTTCTTTTAACTGCTCATCTTTACCCGTAGCTTTTTTGATAGCTTTGTCTTTAGCAGCCATATAATCGTCAGAATCAATGTCTCCGTCATTATCATGGTCAGTTCCTTTCTTTTCTTCAACTTCTACTTCCTGTACATAATCAGTATTAACTGATACATACTCTTCAAATTCAGCTATAGGATCTACACCGTTTATTAAATCGTTATAATGAGTCTTAATAAAATCAAGAGCTATACTTTGAGATAAATCTGGGTATTTAC